TGTTTCCATGCAAGCGCTCATGCGCTCCTCATAGGACGTACACTCCCCTTTAGCATTCCAGAAGCACAACATCTTGTACACTGAATCAAGCTCCAAGGGGGCCACGTAGAGACACAACTCCTCATCATATCGGAATTTTCTCTTGACGAACTGCAAGTTCTCAAAAGGAACAAAGTCGCTAACGGTACCACTCTTGGCAGCGTCAGTAACAGTGTACCCCATCAGCTTGTAGATAGGCTGGATCTTAGTGAGGGAAAACCGGTCCTTCACTTTCTCAGAGACTCCAGCCACATTGTCGTCACCAACCGTAGCAGGGGAGACCTCATTGAAGAAATCCTCACCCGGAACCAATATCTCGAAAGCCACCAACATAAGGATGATGTTGACGATCGAATTAAAGATAAGGGTAAGAATGTGGCCTGATGGCAAGCCCTTCAATTTGAGCGCGAAGTCTCCCTTGTGCTCGAACAATTGACAAGTCAAGGCATAACACAGACAATAGCAGACGATGGCCGCGTCTTCGTCACGGTACCAAACCAAGGCCAGCCTATACATGAAGTAAGCTACCTCTCTCGCCATCCTGGAGGCGTGAGAGATGTCAAAGTTCTTGAAATCGAGGTCCATGAACCAGGGATGCTTCTTCAGATTCTTGACAAGATCGTCCCATTCCTTGCTTCCCGAATTCATCTTTCCGAAACACTTAGAGGCATAAGGACAATCCATCAACACCTGAATAAGAGGAAGAAGATACATCCTGGCTGCCGTATTGGTGTATACATCCACTGTGTAAAACAACCTAACTCTGCATTCCTCCAATTTCTCGAGAGAGCGCACCTCATCCTTATAGGCTCCGCTAACCCAAGGCATCTTGACTTCGTTCACTTTCATGTCTGCGAAAAACTGCTTCATTTTCTCGGTGAAGCCAGCGTCGAGACGAATTCTTTCTTCATCGGAAAACATGCCATCGCGGTCAATGTAATGCCTATCTTCAGGACCAACGGACGAACGGAAGTTGCACCGCGAAATCCCCTGTCGCTCATCCCCAAAAAAGGACTGTTCGAGGGTAAGAGGCGACATGGAAATAGAGCCCTTCACGGATTTGACTTCTCTGAGAACGTAGGTCAAATAGCGGTCACTAGCGCGTCGGATAGCTCCTGAATCCAGGAGACCAATAGGCTTGATCCCTTCCATCGTCTGACTGAAAGCGGAAACAAATCGAGCCGAGTCACCCTCACGGATCACCTTCCTGATCCTAGTCGGAACACCATATGGCTTGGACAGAGATTTCGAAGCGAACTCGTACAAAGTTGTCGGCTTGATGTTTGAGTTAAACTTCGCCGTCGGACCACAAGTCGATCCTATGGGCTGTAGAAAGGCCGTCACAGAGGATCTCAACTCGGAATGATCGGGCAAGGGCTTCAAGTCTGCCAGAAAAGTGACACGGTTGGTTAAAGTGGTAACCACTGGTTCTTGACAGGAGGACATGGCAGAGAGAAGCTGCCTTCTCGTCAAAACAGAACCTCCCTGCTCGACTCCAAAACCAAGAAGTCCTTGCTGCCTGAATGAAACCGTGCCCAGGATAAACGCCCCTTTCGTACTAGCTGCCAACATGGCCCATCCACAATCGCCGTCGGGAGCCTCCTTCTTCGCGAACCAAGTGAGTCCTCCAATGGTAGTGGTTTCCGCGAGAACAAGGAGATGTTCCGTGCCGTCCTTAGCATAAATACCTCGAGCCTGCTTTATCCCCACATCATCGCAAAAGTATCTGGTGAGGTCTTCCCAATTCCTAGGATAAGGATTATAGATGAGAACCACCTCACTCTTGGGCACGGGGATGATGTCACACTGGCTGATCGTGGTGTTGAAGCCATCACACGAGAACCCGAACGTGGAATCGGCTTTCTCAGGGTAAGCATAGTGTCGGTTAATCATGATCAAAGAAGCATTCAGCATTAGGGCATAGCCGTGCAGCTCTTCCTTTCCGTGATGGGCGGTGAAAGGTTTGGTCGCCCGAACGATTTTAGAACGTAAATCCTCACCCTTAAGTCCGGGGGTCCTAAGGCCGACCTTAACGTAGGTTTGAGGCTCTTTGTTCCAAAGCTCGGCTACTTGACGCGGATAGTTCACTTCCTGAGTAAAAGTGTCGAGAACCATCGAATCAGGATCGATATCTTCACGCATTAACACTCTGGCCGTGTCGGTCTTGGTAACAGGCATATACTTCCACGCCAAAAGAGCGGCAGCCGAAAGCCCAATCACCATACGGTAACGCCTAAAGAATATCTTCGTCTGCAAATACTTCTCATAGGCCTCGAGATACTTCCGGTTAACTTCACTGACAAAGGCATCGTATTTGATGAAAACACGACAGGCCCTCAAGATAAATTCAGAAGAAACCGTATCCAGAGCTTCGACGTTTTGTCTCCCTTTCTCTATCACATAAAGAGCAAAGGAAGTAAA